TTATACCCTCTCTACTTTCTTAAGATACACCCAACCCGATCCGTTTTTCAGCCGTCCGAATCCGTTTTTTTCTTCGGCAATCACGTACGTTCCTGGCTGGAGCTTCTTCGCACGGCTGTAGGTTTTTCCCGGTCCCGTTCTGATCGGAACATTCGCAGTTTTTGGCTGTACCTTATATGGCAGTTTGGCTGATGTGTATACTTTCTTTCCTGCATCGTTGTATACATGATACCCGGCATGCTGATCTGCACACCGCTTGGCTTTCTTCATCGTTTTAAATGCCCCAATCTGGCTGCTGGCGTTCTTCCATGTCTTGCGGACACGGTACCATGGTTTCGTGCTTGCCGGAAGAATGTCACCTGATCCGGCAATTTTTTTCTTGAACTCGTCCCACGTCCAGCTGGTTTTGTAGTGGTTATTGTGCACATACGGTGCCGGGCATACCTTGTTGACGATATCATAGTGCCGCAGGACATGGCCGGCAGCGATTCCAAACTGCCCCATCAGCTGCTTGACCAGCCAAACACACGCCTCCTGAGTTTCCTGCGTGAAATACCATTTCGGGTCAGATGCAAGTGCAGCGTTGCCGTCACACTTGCAGCACATTTCGATGCTGATCGTGTTGTAGTTGTTGGCCTCCGGGTGCTTCTGTTTGTAATAACCAGCCGTGCCAACCGCCCACGGCACGGCATCCAGACTGCAACGCTGGTAGATGGTGCCATCCCAGTAGATGTAGAAATGTGCACCACACCCATCGGACGACAGGTCATGTGCCTGGCCGACCACGCCCAGATAATGCACTCCAATGTACTTTTTCTGATTTCCCCATGCCGGGACTCTGGATGATGATATGGCGTTTGTGATTTTGTAGCTCATAGTTTTACCTGCCTTTCTCAGAGGACACTCATGCGTCCCCTTTTTTCTCTGCTTTCTGTGTCAGTATGTCGATCGCATTGGCGATCACTGCCGGCAGCGGTATGCCCATCAGTCCGGCATTCTCTACGATGCTGATCAGCTCGTTCGCCATAAATCCGATGATCACAGCATTCCTGATGTAATCCACACCGATTGCCAGATCCAGCCGGTACGCTACCAGAACAAACAGCAGCGTCATACATTTTCTGCACAGACCTTTCCAGCCTGTCCGGCTTTCCAGTGTTCCGGATTCCGTCTTCTTGCTGTTGTGGAACACACCGGCAACAATCAGACCGGATATGTAGTCAATTGCCATGAAAATGATTAAAGTTACAAGAGCCTGATCCCAGCCTCCAAAAAAATAAGCAATCGTCCCACCGATTGCTCCTGTGATCGTGCAAACCATTTCTTTTTTCATCCTCGTTAGTCTTTCCTTTCTTGTTACTCTGTGAGAACATTGATTCTTCGCACCCAGATACCTTCGCCGTTCTCGTTGGCTGATATCATCATATACTTTGCATTATCCGGAACAGTAACGATATAATCACAGTCCCCTTCTTCTTCGATTTCTACAGCTGAAACCATTGTGAATCCGGCACTGCTGTTATCAACTGCAAAAATAATCGGATATTTTCCGCGTCCACTACCGGCTCGTGATACCATGCTCGTATGTATGATATACCGTTCGCCTCGTTGTACATTCAGTGTTGTACACTGTGTTTTTGCCCCTTCCATAAGTACACACGAACTGCCAGCATCTTGTGCTTCCCACAGTTTGCCGTCTGTGATAGACACTGTTTTTTCTACTGAAAAAATTGCCTGTACATTCCGGACATCCTTGCGTGTTTTTGCCATCAACGCCTTACTCTGTCCTGTAATACCTGCCATCTTTGTTTCTATATCTTTTACGTGCTCATTTGTATAACTCTTACACGCCTCAGCGTTATTGTAACATTCTTGGATGCTGTCATGGATCGACTGCCGGACATCCCGCCCGTAGACTGCCGCCAGTATCTTTTTTAAGTTCTCTGTTATAGCCATTCCTGTTCCCCTTTCCTATGAAAATGTCAGCTTCAATGCCGCATGCACACCACATGGTGCATTGTTGACTGCGTTGGTTGTATTCGGCATCGTTGCGGCAATAGATACCATATTACGGTTGACAACGCCCCGGTAGGACGATGCCGCTACCAGCGTGGATGCATTGCCACCATAAATATAATTCCCATTCTGCCGGATCTGCAGTCCGGTTGCCGATGCTATGCTAACAGAACTGCAGCCGACAATCGGTGTCGATACCGGAATGCAGAACTGCACTTCCTTGCCTGCGGATGTCACATAGCCAGCCGTGAAACATTCAATATTTATGCTGTCGCCCTTGGTCAGGATATTCATATTTCCGACTACAAACCAGTATGATCCGCTGTAGACCAGCTCCAAAACCGTGTACTGATCTATCAGCTCTGCAGGGATGTTGCTGTTCCGGTAATAGATTGGCTTCGCCCCTGTACTATTGACGTTCAGTGTTGGATTTGCAGCGGTGTTGGCATAACTGAAACGCACAAACACCCTTGCACCAGCTACCAGTTTGAAGTTCGTCAGGCTGACCGTTTTGGCAGCGGTCAAGCCTGACGTATAACACACGGCATAATGGGCAATGTCAGCCGTACCATTGAAATTAACGCCATCTATTGCCCGTGTCGTCTGGAGTTTTGTAGCTGTTCCTGCATTTCCTGTAATCGTTGTCGGTGTTCCTCCGCCATTGGCATCCACATAACTTTTCACTTTCTTCCATAACTCAGTAAGCCCCGCCTTATCTAGATATGCCATGTTCCTTCCTCCTTATATCAATTCACTTTACACGCAGATTGCATCAATTTCGGCATTGGTAAGTGCATCGACCACAAACAATCCGCCCAATGCATCCCATGCCTTGCCGTCCCACGCCACGTTGGTACCTGCCGGGCCGTAGTCAGATGCTGCTTCCAGGTTGTATACGTCACCGGCAACCTGCCCTGTAGTCGGCAGTTTTGTTGCATCTGCCAGGGAACCCTTGTACTTATACACGCCTGTAATGTCGGATTTCTTCGCATAGATACCAGATAAATCTGCCTCTGTTGGCAAATCATTCAGTTTTGAAAACATCGCTGGAGGCATGAGACCCATATTACCAGTAGTTGCAACTGGAATATTTGCTTTTACGGTACTTCCTGCAAAAGTGAGACCAACAGATGCTTGCGTGTAATCTTCCTCAGTATAGGCCATTGTCATGGCTTCCCATGTTCCTTTACCGCTCAGAAGTTTACCCGTATCGCCTTTCGCCGGTGCCGGTACCAGTCCGTGTGTACCTGCCGCATTAGCTGTTGCACCCTTGAAGTCAGAGTAGGTCGTGTTTGATGCCGGGATGCCTAAGCCTGTGATATCTGTCTTAGTAACTGGTGTCGTACCAGATACGTGTCCGGCTGCATCCACGGTCACTTTGTACAGTCCGTTTGTTTTCGCCGTATAACTCGGATGCACATATTTGTTCGCACCGGTTTCGATTCCTGTCAGTTTGTTCTTCTCTGCTGTCGTATAGTCGTTCGTAGACAGTCCTTTACCGCTTACTTTGTCTACCTTCCCTGATAATGCTGTTTTGATCTTGCCCCAAAGATAAGTTAATCCCGCTGTATCCAAAAATTTTGCCATAATGTTTTCTTCCTTTCTTTTAACTGTAAATGCAGATCTCATCAATCTGCCCATTCGTTATCGCCGTTACTGTTGTATACTTCACACGCCCCTGCCCTGCCTGTAGCTGTTGCTGTGTGTATGTTAATGCCGTACCGCCAAGCGTGACCTTGCTGTTTGCCGGTTTTAACAGGTCTGTCACCTTCTTCGTGATCTGCAGCTGCTGCTGTATGTTGTACGTGGGTGCTGCACAAAAAACCTTTTCACCGATTCGCAGCATATCCACATCATAACCGGCATCCGACAGGTCGATTGCAGATAATTCTGTCACCAGATTTACCCCGTTGATCTTCTTAAATGCCTTTTCGCCTTCTTCTTTCAGCTTCGTGGGGTCCTGTATTTCGGAAAACTCCACGGTCTTCGTGATGATGCCGTATTCTTTGACAGCTGCTGCGTCTTCCAGGTAGTCCTTGCCATCGTTCACGCCTGCGATTGTGACCGGCCATTCGTTGTTTGATGTCGATGACCCGAGCGGGATCAGACGCGTTGCAAGATCATCCGTCTTGACGTTCTTGGTAACATCAATTATGTTCTGCCCCTGCCGGATATCCTGGCCACCTGCCTGTTCATATTCTGCCAGGTAATCAATATAGTGCACACCGCCGACGGTTCGTGTTCGGATATACCCGCCGCTTTCTGCGACGAGTTCATCCATTATGTCCCTCGTGGTGCTGTAATCGTTCCGCTCCCGATCTGCCGCTTCCCCGGTAATAGTCACCTGACCGATCAGGAACTGCTTGAAATCATCCACCTGTTCGTTGTGCTTCTTAACCAGCCACTTGAAATAATTTCCTGGCGTTGTCTTTCCCGGTACATCCGTGCCGGTCTTGTGGAATGGACGGATGATGCTGTCCTGAAAAAATACTAGGTCGCCTTCTGTCTGGATCTCCATCTCAAGATCCCTGTCTTCGACGGTGTTCATCACAACGCCCCGGTAGATCGTCTTCTCACTGCCCGTCAGGCCGAACCGGATTACTTCCAGCATGGACTTTCGCCGCAGGACGGATGCCGCAAGCGGATGGTCCAGGACGATCGAGACATCACAGGAACCGTTTTTGTTGACTTCCTGCGTCAGTGTCCCTTCTGTAATACAGCGGCCTCTTATCCACGGATGGTACAGGTTGGAACCATCCAGCGTGATCTTATACATTAGAACCTGCCCCCTCTGTATTCTACGGAAACCGTGCCGCCATCCCCTTCGAACTGCATGGTATGGCTACCCTCTGTGATCAGGATATCAGGCACCGTGCTGTGCCCTTTTGGGATCTGGTAGCTTTTTCCGTCATATGTCACTGTGACCGCCGCCGAAGCTTCAAAAACACACCCCGTCGGCATCACATCCCCTACGACCGTGACCTCACCCGGTACCTGGATATTTTTATAGTCTCTTATGATATCCGTTTCAAAATTGAAGCTGTCCCATTCCCAGTCATCCAGTGACGTTTTCCGTGCCAGCTTGTACGGCTCTGCATCCAGCGTGACCACGATCTGGCTGTAATGCTGGTTGAGCTTGCTGCTGTCCACGCTTACCCTGGCATCGTAATAATAGCCGTCATCCCCGAAGATGACCGGAAGCCGCCTGCCGTGCAGTTTCCCGCGGATGTCACTGGCTTTTGACAGCCAGGTGCTGTAAGTGCCGTCCTTGAAGTCAAACGTCAGCTTATGCGTTGCATTGTCGTACAATGGGAAACCGGTAATGGCTTCCGTCAGGTCCAGTGCACCGTTCCTGCCCGGGATGGTCACGGTACTTTTTCGGACGGACGGCGTACCGAGATCCACATTCAGCAGTTTCAGCCCAAAATCGCCCATTTTATACTTTCCGATCTGTACATCCATCAGCTTCCCCTCCTCTGCCGGTTCCGTATTGTGTTCATGTTTTCATTGACGTAGGGTGTGACCGCCTTGCCTACCGTCCTGCCGTCCAGGTCGACCGTGGTATGGATCTCAGCCTGTAACTGCACCGGCTGATTATTTGCCAGGCTGATCTGTGGTGATGACACGTTGACCGTCGGGCTTGCACCCATGGATTCCAGGCTTGCAATTGTGTTCTGCATCCTTTCCACTTCTGCCATGACTGCCTGCATTTCCGCCTGGGTGCCCTGCTCGATTTTCTTCCTGGCTTTTTCATATTCTTTTGTTTCCCGGTATACCTGCCATTCTTTTTCTTCCTTTTTGGTTTTGGCAGTCGTTTTCTTTTTTTTTGCCGATGTCTTGCCAGAAGCTGCAGTTCCAGTCCCCTTTGCCTCTGCTGTCGCTTTGCTGCCTTCTGCTTTTTTGCCGTCTTTTCCAAGCCCAAACGCTTTTTTAAATGCTTCGATCATATCCTTTGCAATGCCCCGCATGGATTTTTTCAGCGTTTCTTTTTCGCCATTCAGACTCTTGATCAGGCTCTTGGCGATCTTCTTTCCGGCTTCTTCGGCTGCTTCCTGTGCGGTTTTGGCTGCCTCTTCCACTTCTTTCGTCCATCCGGCTTTTACATCTGTCAGACGCTGTTCGAAGAAATCTTTCGAAAAGGTTTCGGACGAACTCTGCAGCTGTTCCCATTTCTCCTTGTACGCCGCCAGTTCTTCCGCTGACATTGCGTTCAGGTGCTCCACGAAGTTGTCTGCCTCGTTCAAGTCCATGCCAAGGATCTGGTCCATCAGGCTTTCCGGTATCTTGTCCTTGAGCTTTTTCAGACCTTCCTGGTACCTTTCGACCTGCGTCAGCTGGGTATCCAGATCGTACATATTGACCGGCTCTGACATCTTCTTTTTCATGTCGTCCCGAAATGAGATGATCTTGTCGTAAGCTTTCTGGTACTTGCCTGCGATCTCATCTAACTTCTTGTCCAAGTCATCTTCGATCTTGCTGTAAGCCTCTTCTGTGCCCTCTTTCAGGGCATCCATGAACGTTGATGTGTATTTGTTGGCATAGTTTTTGATCTTTTTAGCGTTCTTCTGGATCTGTTTCGCTTCATCCTGGAGCTTCTTAGCTTCGTCCTGAAGCTTTTTCTTCTGCGTTGCGTCCTTCGTGTTGCTTGCTTCTTTTTTCTTGCTTTCTGCCTTTTTCTTTATATCTTCGGCCTGTTTTTCGTACTCCTTGAGAACTGCATCCACATAGCCGTCAATCTTGTTATCCAGCTTGGAAACCAGAATCTCCTGACGCTTGTCAAGCCCGCTGGTGATGGATTCCATGATCGCAGACGACGCATCGGAATAACCGCCCTTTGCCGCATCTACTTCACCGGCTGCCTTGACAGCTTCCTCGGACATCTTCCTCATGGTCTTTTTCAGCTTCGGGACTTCGGCTTCAATGCCCTTGATCACGCCGCTAACGATGTGTTTACCGATCTCGTCCTTGAAAACCTTGGACGGGGAATGGATGCCAAGTTTGTCTTTAGTGGCATCCACAGACACTTTTGCGAGATTTCTGGCACTCTTCTCAACATCCCCGCTGCCTTCATCAATACCGACTGCCATACCGGCCGCCAGCATCTCACCGACTTCGTCACGCATGACACGGGATGGGGATTTGATGTTACCTTCTTTTTTTGCTCCGGTAACTGCATTTCTGACCGCTGCCCTTGCAGCTTCTTCGACTGCCGGGGAATTGGCTGTCATACCGGCAACGGTTCCACGCATCAGGTTCGCACCAACGTTATAGAACCCGTTGTAATATCCCAGTGCTGCGTCTTCCGCTTTCCGGATGGAACTGCTCGCCGCCTGTGACACCTGCCCGGAATTCTGCTGGATTCCTTCCGCGGTTGCTTTCTGCGACACTTTACCGGCTTCCTCTCCGCCTTTCTTGGCCGCCTCCGTGACTTCCTTCTGGCCGGATTCGATCTCGCTTTTCGCCTTTTCCGTATGTTCCTTGCCACTCTTCTCTCCGGCTTCGCCAGCCTTCTGGGCAATCTCCTGCCCTGCATTCTCCCAGTTCGCAGATGCAGTGGCCAGTTCACTCGTAATGCCTTCTGAAAGTTCACCACCAGCCTGTGAAAACGCCGTTGCTGCATCTTGTAATTCATCACTTGTCATCTGGGTGAAGGATTTGACCAGATTTGCACTCTGGGGTCCTAATTTGACCAGGTAATCATATAGTTCTTTGGTCATCCCCTCCCCTGCCCGACCTGCAAGAGCTTTCAGGTTTTGTCCCCACTCTTCTACTCCTTTGGCCTGACTTTCCAGATTCTCTATGATCTTGTCTTTGTCGATCTCTTCGCCTCCGGAAAACTTCTTGAACGCATCCGTTGCACCCGCCAGACTGTTCTGGATGGACGTTTTCATGTCCTCGTAGGCTTGTTTGACCTCGTCAGACATTTCTGTTGCGGAGTCTGATACGGCTTCATTTGTTTCTTCGGTGGTAACTTTGTATTCTCCGGCTTTTTCGGATGCCTCGCTTAACTTCTCCTGTGCCTCGCTGTAAGTTCCCTCCAAGTCCTCAATTACTTTTTTCTGTTCTTGGAGTCGTTCATTCAGTTCTGTCTGTTTTACCCCATGAGCATCGTAGATATCAGACGTAGATTCAACCATATTGCCAGTGTCCTGCATGGCTTTGTTATATTCCTGCGTCTCGTTTCTCGACTCTACCAGAAACCCATTGTAAACTTTTCGTGCTTCTGACAGCTGCGTTTCTGCCTCTGCAACATCCGTGGCTGCCTGCTTCACTTGTTCCTGGTATGCACTAGCAAGAGCCTGCTGCTTCATGGAATCGATCACGGCATCCACTGCGGATTTTTCTTTATTCAATGCTCCTGTCGTTTCATCAATGGAAAGTCCCAATTCCGGCATGGCTTCATTGAGCTGGTCAACCATTGCACTCATCTGTGCTTTTTCTGCTGCCGTTTTGCTCGTTTTATTTGCTAAGTCGTAGAGCTTATCCGAAAGTGTTTGATAGGTTGCCGCCTCTGTTTCGGCACTCTTGATATTTTCTTTTGCAGTTTCTTCATGTTCTTCTATGCTGTCTTTCAGGTTATTATAGGATTTCCGGCACTGCTCGATCGCTTTCCGGTTCTTTGCAGCATCGGATGTTCTGTCCTTCATAACCTTGCCAAACGCTACAGTTGCTGCCGTAAGCGATACCAACGCAAGTGCCACAAGTCCGAATGGATTCGCAAGAAGTGCTGCTGAAAATGCCTCAAACGCTTTTGATACCTGATTTACGACCAGCAACCCGACCAGTGCTGCTGCCAGTACTGCAAGGGCTGCTGCCAGTGCCGTGACTGCCGCCACTACTTCCGGGTGTTCCTTGACGAACTCCGTTGCCCATTCCATCGCATCTGCCCCACTCTGCTGGAGTTCCATCAGCACCGGTGCAAGCTCATCACCGATCGCTATCTTCAGGTTCTCGGTGGCGTTCTGGAAACGCTGCTGGGCAAATTCCCCGGTTTCTGACATCTTCTCAAATGCAGTGGTTGCCGCCCCGGTGCTTCCTTCCATCGCCTGCACCAGGCTGTTGTATTTGGACGTTCCGCTGTTCAGGATGGACAGCATACCGACGCCGGCCTCGGAACTCGACCACATGTTGTTGAACGCGGTCGTGTCACCGTCCACACTGTCGGCCAGTACCTGCAGCACATCTCCAAGTGAATTGCCTTCTGCCATCAATTCCGCGAAAGTCTTGCCGGTCTGCTTCTTGAGCGTTGATCCAACAGCGGAACTTGTGCTTCCAAGCTCATTCAGTGCCGCCTTGACGTAGGTCGTTGCCTGTGCGGTCTGCGTACCGTTGGCGGTCAGCAATGCGTAGCTGGCTGCCAGGTCTTCCAGGTTCATGTTGTACGCCGCCGCCAGTGGGATGACCATGCCCATGCTGGCACCTAACTGTGCAACGGATGTCTTACCTAAGTTCTGTGTCGTGATCAGGACGTCTGAGATCTTCGCTGCATCATCCGCCGACATGCCATAAGCGTTGATGGCGGTCGTCAGGATGTCCACGGCGGTCGTGGTGTCGGAAAATCCACCGACAGCCAGCTTATTTGCCGTACCGACAAAATCCACCGCACTTTCGGTTGCTACCGATGCAGAAATAGCCTGGTAGGTCGCTTCTGCCAGTTCCCCGACACTCTTGCCGGTTTCACTGGACAATGCCAGTATCTCATTCCGCATATCACCGAGCGGCTTCTGCGACTCATCTGCAATCGTGCCAACCTTGGCCATCGCCGTTTCGAACTCCATGCTTGCCTGCGTGCAGCCCATGAGTGCGTCCGTGATCGCCTTCACGGATGCCGTTACCCCGGCAGCTACCAGGGCCTGTGCAAGGGCATCAATGGCTGTACTTGCCTGGTCTGTCCCTTCTTCGAACCCGTCCCCGATGCTGTCGCCTATGTCAGAGGCACTGTCTCCCACGTCTTTTGCCGCATCCGAAACGCTGTCCGCAACGTCCGACATGGCATCCTCTACCGCTTCCGCTGCACTCTCGCCTGCTTCTTCCACAGATTCCACAATGTTGTCCACAGCGTCCTGGACGGACTCTGCAGCATCCTGCCCGGCATCTTCTGCCGCATCTGTGATCGCATCCGCCGCGTCTTCTGCCGCATCCTGTATCTCTTCCAGCGTATTAACTACTTGCTTTGCCGCTTTTTCTGCGTCTTTCCCTGCTTCCTCTGTCGCCTGGGAAACGGCCTGCTCTGCCTGTTTTGCCGCATCCCGTGCATCGGAGGCAGTCTGCTGCGTTGCACCCTTCGCTGCCTGCTCGATCCGCTTTAAGCCTTTCTGAAATCCACTCTCGTCGATCTCAGTGTCAAATCTTAGTGTTCCGTCTGCCATTTCCTGCCTCCCATCTTCTTATCAGTCTCCCCACATCGCAGCTGCGAACAGGTCACCGATCTGTTCCTCATCCCGCTCGTCTTCCAGGGATATTGCCCGCTGGATCTTCTGGATCCGCTGGCGTTCCTGTTTGTCCCTGATTTTTCCGGCATCGATCGAACGGTAGCCGATGCGGATTTTCGTGCCGGAATCATCCGGCAGGCCTTCCAGCAGCATCTGGAACTTCTGCCAGTGCAGATATTTACAGGCCAGCAGATCGATGCCGTAATAGTTCCGGAAATCGCTGACGATATACGGTGCATCCTTCTCATAGCTGAACGTCTGCTTTCCACTGCCTTTACGCTCTTTTTCCTTTTCTGCTGACCGGATGCCGGCAATGAAATCCGTGACTGCCTGGACGGCCCCCTGGATGTCCGGCGGAATCTCTTTTTTGTATAACCGCAGGATCAGGAAGAGCCGGCTGCCCGGCTCCCCTGCCTGCTTCACTTCCCCGATCAGCTTCAGCACTGCCCGGAAGTCCGTCTTGACCGGGTACAGGACGCCCCCAACCTCAACGCTTTTCGGCAGTGGTTCATATAATGGGTTCACAGGTCATCAGCCTACGGTCGGCTTTTCCAGGAACGTGCAGCTCTTGCCGTCTGCCGCAACCTTGGCATAGCCCTTGACCGGTTCGGACTTCACGCCGAACGACCCGGAATACTGCAGTGCATCGGTTCCGTCACCGGATGCATCCGGGAGGATGGAGAACTCACGTTTTCTTGCCACGAATTCATCCTCTTTGGTCGCTTCGCCCTTGTCGAAGAAGTCCACGACCACGATGTTCCTGGTCTCCCCGGTCAGCTCGTCATCGTGCACGGATGCGATGTCCATCAGGATCGGGTTGTTCTCGTGCATGTCGAAGTTATAGGACCATGAGGTGCCGTAACCGGTCACGTCGCTGTCGCTGGAATCCTTGTCCACGTACTGGCGTTCATAGGTGGTCGGGTTCTTGGACTCTGATAATGTCGTGAACTTCTCCATGCGGGTGTATTCCGTTGGTTCCTCCCCATTTCCTGCCGGAACGCCGTAGAAGGACACCCTGCCGGTTCTCTTTACTAATTTCGTTTTATTATTTTTTCCTGTCATAATTTAAGCCTCCTGTTCATAAATTAAGCGGCACTCGATACGGTAGGTCGCCAAGTTTGCCTCGGCATCGTACAAGTAACCGCTGTTTAAGGTTTCAACTGCTGTTGCATGTTGTTTTTCGTTTGCCAGTTCTGGAAGTTCCCCATTGTCCGAGGACTCTTCCAGCCACTCCTGAAGCTCCTGGTAGAAGCCGCTGTTCTCGATATTCACCCTGGCGTCCTCGTCATAGACTTCCTTGGAACAGACCGCAAACTGGTACTGTTTCTTTTTCCCGCCATCCACATATTTCTGGATCACCGGGTCACATGGGAGCGGGTCGATGGAATAACTCATCTCCTCCCCCAGGTAATCCACGTTGACCCGGCCGTCATGTAAAAACGGACAGGTCAGGAAGAATGTGCGGATGCTCTCGATGATGCTACTTTCCGCATGCAATTTTACCCGCCTCCTTCTGGATACTGTCCTTGTGCCGGTTCTTCATACGTTCGAACCATTTGGACTGCTTTTTGTGCTCATAGTACTGTCTTCTGGCATATGGTGTGGACTGCACGATCAGACCGGAACCGGTAACCGTGCCAAGCGTTGCCGCTTCCCTCAGTACACCGCTCCGGAACGGTGTTTCCGGTTCCATACGGTCTATACATGTCTGATCCACGTAGGTCTGTGCCCTGGCAAGATTTCCGTTAAGCCTTGCTGCAAGCCCGGCATCCCATTCTAGGCTTGCTGTGAATCCGCCGCTGCCATGTCCGCTGTAACGGACGTCCTGCGGCTGCCGGATCTGGAACGTTTTCCTGGTCTCTGCCATCATGCACCCCCTGTCACCCTGATGTGCGGATTGCCGCCATACCGGTTGTAGTTTGCCGCCGACACCTTGAAATGCTCTGTGCCGGCCAGGTCTTTCGCCGTCTTCATCTGCACGCTGCACTGACCTTTTACCAGGTAATCATCCTTTTTTACCAGGACTGTTATATCTGGTATGCGGACCGTGAAAGTGTCCGCGGTCTTCCTGCCTTCCGTGGTGACGCTGGACTGTTCTGCCTCGTACCACCAGAGTGCCGGGATGTATGTACTCCCCCACTCATCCAGATGGGTTGCCGGATTGTAATGGCGGTGGTAGAGGGTTGCGTCAGTGTTGGTCAGCATCGTCATACACCCCCATATTCAACAGGCCAGTCGGTTCCAGGTACAACGCCGCCGTCTGGTAGATCTTGCCCGCCAGTATCTCCTGGGCGGTTTTGCCGCCCTGTTCCTGCACATACGATACAGAATAGCCGTCTGTGTTTTCTGATGCGACCTCCCTGCCCTGGTGTTCTGCCTTTGCTGCCTGGTCTGCGTACAGAAGGTCACAGCACGCACAGGCGGCATGCTGCACTTCTTCCATGGATCTGTCTGCACGGTCGAACGTGATCCGCCGGATGTGTGCCGACACCGGCACGATCACCCTGCGGAACTGTTCTTCCGTCAGTCCACCGCCATACTGCCCTGTATAGAATGCATAATCGGTATACTGTGTCATAGGCCCGCCCTCTCAGGCTTTGTGTGACACGTAGAAGCCAGCCGCTTTGTTGCGGTAGTAATCCACCAGGCCATACTTGCGGTATTTCAGGATATCGCCGTCTGCATTCGCGTTCAGGCTTGCCGGGATGATGTCACTCGCAACGTGTTTATCAAATTTGATGATCGCCGGTTTATGGATGATCATGAAGTTGATGTCCTTGCCTTCTTCCGAAATTTTTTCGTAGTAGGTGGAAATGCTTCCCGCTGCCGGGCTTTTGACTGCTTCATAGCTGCTGCCGCTCTGTGTGTAGTAGGTCTTCCCGGATACCACCGAAGAATCCTTCGTCTTTTCGTAAGCTGCCGTGCCTCTTGTGTAATGGCCGGCTTCCTCGCCCTCGCTCTTTCCGTCCAGCAGATGGATTGCGGTATAGAATCTGGACTGCGGCACCTTCTTCTTGATGTTGAATGCATTCAGGATCTCACGGGACTTCGTTGTGTCCAGTGCCATGACCCCGTTCATCAGTGTCGGGGTCGCATACAGGATCCTGCCCTCTTCCGGCACTTCGTCCTCATCCATCACGTTCTTTGCCTCGATCAGGGCTTTCAGGAACGCTTCTGCATCCGCCAGGTTCTCCGCTTTCTTTGTGATGCCGTCAAATCCGCAGATGGTCGCAAAAGTAAATGCATCTGCCTCCGGTGCTACCCTGGTTCTCTGCAGCTCTGCTCCTGCCCTCGTAAATGCCAGGTTCATAGACTCCTGGTTGTCCATCGTATCTACTTCCAGTTTGGCACCACGGTCATAATTGAAACGTGCAGTTGCCCATTTCAGTGATACAGCCGCAGAAGTATAACCGGAATTGCGGTCGTAATTTCCCAGTCCTCCGACCTCGATCTGTGGGTATAAGATCTCGCTCACATTTGCTCCGGCACGCATCATGCTCGGATCACTGGTCAGATCTGCGGTCACAGATGCACTTTTGTACACCTCGTCAATGATATCCAGATAGTTTTTTGCTAATTCAATCGTATTCGCCATGTTTCATCTCTCCTTTTCTATTTGCTTTCCGCAGGTGGTAAACCTGCTGCTGCCCTCATGGCAGCCAGTGCCGAGTCCGTTCCGCCGTTCCCGCCGGACGGTCCGACCGGATTCTTGAAAGGTTCATCTGACCCAAACAGATAAGCGTCAGACTCTTTTGCGGCATCCAGTGCTTTCTTGATGTCCGCACTCTGGTCTTTGGATGCCTTAAGGGAATCCATGTCAAGCAGTGCCATGACCGCCTTTGCATTTCTGCCGCCTGCTTCCTTGATCGCAGATCTGACGGAATCTGTAAACACACGTTCCGCTTCCCTTGCGTCATACGTCTCTTTCTGCGTTTTCAGATCGTCCTGGAGCTTTGTGATCTGCCCTTTGAGGTCTGCGACATCCACGCCGTCAAACTCCTTGAGCTTTTCGTTTACCGTATCCAGTGAAGTCTTGTACTCGTCACGCTGGTTCACTGCCTTGTCGTACTCGTTTTTGGTGCGGTAATTTTCCTTCCATGACTTGTCAAAGTCTGCCTTTTTCTCTTCCGGGATCTCCAGACCGTAATCTTTCAGAATCTCATAGATATTTTTCATTGCTTCGTTCCTCCTGAAATGTTTTATTGACCGCTCTTTCAGCGGTGTGGGATATAGCCGGTTAGACCTCCGGCCGGGTAACTGCCCAGTTTTACGCCTTATGGCAGGGCATAAAAATAAGACACATAGCCCTGTGCCTCAAAGGGAGATATCTGGATCACCGCCTTTCTACGGATAACCGTCTGCCGTTGAACTGTAGCGTGTCGCCAATCTGTGCCACTTCATCGCCAATCTTCACCCCCTTCAGTTCTGCGTGTCCGTCTTTGTCCCGGTATAAGAATTTGATTGTCTTGTAATTGATCCGGCTCGCCAGCCAGTTCGGTGCAAGCCTGTCCGCGTCTTTTGTGACTGTGTAGTGTTCAGTCATCGTGTGTAACCTTAAGTCCGAACTCTGGAAGAAAGTTAATCTCGTAATGATACTTATCTACCTCAGCCCCTGAGATATCTTCAACAACATACATGGTGTAATTATTAAGATATACATAATCTTTCTGATATTTCCCTTCTGCTGTTTCAATAATTACTTCCAGTTCGTTGTCTGAATTATTTTTCAGTGCAAACGTTCCGGTCAGTTCAAGCAAAATAGTATCTGTTCGTGCATTCAGAACGGTAAGTTTTCGCGTTACATTGAAGTTATCAGCTTCCTTGGAGATATTTGTACTTACCTGATCCGCTTCTGTGCATCCAGTCATTGTAAAACAACTCACTGCTATCAGTACCAGCAATGCTGCTATTTTTCTTTTCATCACTTATTCCTCCGTATAGCATGTATTTGTCACTTTCTTGTACACATCTTCGTAAAGTTCCTGCTTATCACCGTTGTATGTATACTCTGCATAGATACCATCACCGCTCACCGTAGTAGATACAAGACATTTGTAATTCTGTAAAGTTTTGCAACCCCATACTACGAATACGTTAGATAAGTCAATTGGCGGCGTTACCGGTGTATCGGCAAAACCATTCTTGTTGTACCAATTAACCAGTTTCTTTTTACAAACGCTTTCAAAATGTGCCATTCCTGTGATAATCATCTTTTTATCCTCGCTTTCTTAATACAGTGTTGATTTATTTAATTCTTCCACCAGTTCCCTCTCGCGTTCTGAAAGTTCATAACAGATGGTATCCTCTGCCTGCTTTTCTGCTGCCTGCTTTTCTGCGTTCTGCTTCCTGGCTGCTGCCTGGTCTGACAGCAGAAGCCCTGCCCCGTAAATCTCTTTTTTCATGGCTCTCTGAGCGTCCAAGCTTCGCACAAGCTGGCATTCTTCACGCCTTACCCGGAAATGTACACCGTAACGTGCCATTTTCTGCATCATGGAAGCGGTAACGATATGATCCGGATAATCATACTTTGACAATTTCCGTGCCTTTTCCTGCTTCAGCTTTTCCACTGTATCATTTACCAGCCGGGTCAGCTCCGGTGATGTCTCCGCTACCGTTTCCGGTTCGAAGCTGGTAATAAACGATGTTCTCACAGTTGCCCCGTTTTCGTACACAATCGAACAGTCACACACAATGTGGTTCATTCTGTCCCAGGTAGTCTTGCCGGATAATGCCGTGAGTGACGGGGCAAACAAAAAGAACGGGATGCCCCGTTCCAGATAAAATTCACATATATTTTTCAGGATGGAAAAAGGCGGGTTGTCCACCACCACACATCCCGGCGGATATTCGTCTTTTTCGTAATCGCCGCCCGGCCAGAATGGGCGAATCACGTTCTCAGGATCAATATTGTAACGTTTGCACACCCAGTCCTTTATGACTTCGTATATCTCCGATGGCGTATAGCAGTCGTCTGTCGTTTTCTTCGGTTTGAATTTTTCGACAAATTCTTCGTAAGTTTTGCTTTTTATGTTTCTCACCTCCTTAAAAATGGGTACAAAAATACCACCAGTCTTTCGACTGGTGGTACCTACTGTCCTTGTTCCCATGCCCACTTTTTTACTTTTTCAAATGCTTCTATCACTTTTGTTGGAGCATTCTCAAGCTTCCCATCATAGATACGATTAGCATATGGTTCATACACTTCCATCAGCTTTCTTATTTCTTCTGGATATTCCCTAATTACCATGTCTTTTTCTCCTATATGTAGTCATATACTCTGCCTCAACTTCATCATAGCGACCTAAGCGATACATCCTTTCTGCATATTCGCTTACTTTATTCACATTGTACTTGCTTATACCAGCCTTGTCAATTACCTTCTTCGCATCCTTACAAGCACTTTGTATGTACTCTCTATGGTTTTCTTTAGTAATTTTTCCCTTCTGACTTCTGAAATTTTCAGCTTGTTTCATATGCCACATTTCATGATATTCGATATCACCTTGATTTTCTACAATCTTTTTATCTGCAATTTGTGGAATATAAAAAACAGTATTTTGAATTGCGTCATATTTTCCATACGCTGTTGGCATCTCATCCGGTGATACAATCACAATTTTAGGTTTTCTGTCTGATGGAATCCCCCATTGTTTTATTGCTTCTTCTGTATTTTTGTTAATTTGATGCAACGCTCTTGGTTTTATCGTTGCATTGTCAGAAATATATACATCGCCCGAATAAGATAGTACTTTTCGCGTTTTCACTTCAAAGTCCTCTTTGATTTTTACGTCTATACTCTCTTGGCTCCGCTGTATCGGGCGATACATCTGTGATGTCTCTGCTTTATTTTGAAATTTGTAAGTTGTTTTTACGGGAGCAATTCTTCCCAGTCCATCCTGATAGATTCTCTCACGCTGTTCCACAAGTCCCATTTTCTTACTAAACTGCTTATACTCGTTCAGCTGTCCCTGGTACTTTGCTTTTTCCAGCATGATGTCGTCCTTGTCAGCTCCTGCCTCTTCTAACAGCCGAATCTTCTGACGCTGGGCACGCATGGCGGTCTCCATCTTCCTCTGCTGCTGGGTCTGTTCGTAGGCATTGAGCTGCTTACCGTTCCATTCTTTTGTCTGGGCTTCCCTTTTGTTCTGCTCTTCCAGCCAGTCATCCGGATAGAGACGTTCGGAAATGCCAGGGATAAATGGGTCAAAGGAATGTCTACAGTTGGCACCGCACAACCCTGTGACGCTTCCATATCCGCAAACCGTCCGCAGTTCTTCCTTGCTGAACACCTTGCCCTGCCATGTCTGGTGATCCGGCCTCGCACATGGGTGCCAGGACACTTCAAACTGGTCTGTGCCGAGTTTTTCTGCGTTGTGCTCACTGATCTGTGCCGTGATCTGGTTCACGCCTGTAAGGACGGCTCTGCGGGCTGCTACGTCTGCCCGGTTGGTGTGGCCGGAAGCGTAATCCACCACCCGAAGCCCGCTGTTCGTCATCTGGGTGACGACTTTGCGGACGGCAGAGTTGTAATCCGTGGCACCTGTCACAACGTCCTGTATGGCCGTATCCACGTATTTCTGGTAGTACTCGGCAAATGGTGTGAATACACGCCTGCCGCCCATCATGACCGAAAATCCGCAGCTCTGGGACAAGTTCACCATGGTGTCCTGTGTCTGTTTCCTTATGGCTTCTGTCAGCTGTATGAGCCACTCGTTATCCTCCGGTGCGATAAACTCGTCCGTGATCTGCTCATAGACTTCCTGGTTGCGGACATATTCCCATTCAGCCACCTTGTCATACATTTCAAACATTTCCGACCAGGTCGCATCCAATGATTCTTTGATGATCCGCTCGACTTCCTCCCGGGATCTGCCCATCTCGATCAGGCGGTTGATCTGGTAGTCTGCCGTTGATGTGATCTCGCCGGCTTTTTTTATCCTGCGGACAACATCCTCCATGATACGCAGCTCTGCACCACGCCAGATCCTCTCCGCAACCAGCCCCATCCGTTCTTTATCCGGTTTCTCCTTTTTGCTCGCCATGGCATCACTCCATCACGTTGTTCTGCACTGGCAGGTTCTTCTTGGCTGTCGCCTCATCCTCGTTGTACCACTTCATGCGGTATTCAACCGCAGACATCACACCCATAGAAACGTCCTGGCGGTCCTGCTGCCGTTCGGAGTCTTCGTCCGTCAGGATGGAATCGTTGAACTTGCAGGCAAATTCATAACCGGAATGGTACATGCTGTTATAGAACGCCAGGGCAGCGGCATAATCCTCCAGGCATTCTTTCAGGTTCTCCTGGATTGCTGTCACACGGTTGTATTTCCGTGCTTTCGAGACGCGTACCTCAGTCGCTGTCTTGGATACCTCCTGAACGTCTGACAGGTCGCCGTAGGCAAGCCCGACTGTGAACTCAATGTTCCGGTAATACTTCTCAAGGCCGGCAATGTAGGAAGCGTCCCGCATCGCCGGGGAATATTCCCGCAGCAGTTCCTTGTCTTTGCCGTCCTCGATGTTCAGGCCACGGTACAGGCGTTTGTCCAGCTGTGCCATCCGTACGCCCCTGCTCCCGCGTTTCAGTGCACGTTCATCCACATGCACGGCACGCTCGCCGGATTCATACTCCCAGTCGAGCCTTGCCGCCTGGATGTCTGCCTTGCGGATCAGGTCGGCAGCAGCATCGAAGATTGACACCCCGCAGAACGAACCGTCAATCCGGTTTTTGAGTGGGTTGCGGTAGTACCCGAAGTCCATGCGGTCCATTCCTGGATAGGTCACTGGTCCCGGGTTGATGTCCGCCCATTCTTCCACCGCATCCAGGCTGCATGGTGTGCCAAGGTAATTCCGATCAAGGGAATGGTAGCACTTGTTTTCAATCGTCAGGTTTCCGTTCGTGAAGTAATGACGCTCCATTTTCGTGTAATAGTCATATTCCCCCACCCGCTTAACGGTCAGAAAAGCAACATCGACCGGTTTCCCGGAATCATCGAAGCGGACCGGCACGAACTTATCAGCTGTGACGAACTCGGTCCTGTCTGCCCCCAGCGGCCGCAGGATAAAAGAGCCGAAGCCAAGACCATCCTGCAGGTTCTCATTCAGGTCTAACAGTCCCCTCTGGTAAGCCGCATCCAGCCGGTCATTGTTCAGGATGGAGCTTTCCATCTCAACCAGCACCGCATCCGCAAATTCGCGGCAGATACCGGACTCAATCCGAAGCGACACCACCGGATCCACGCACCACGGTGCCTTACCGTCCATCATGCCACCCCAGCTTTCCAGGGCTTCGACCATGGACTGTGACAGCGTCAGTTCACGCCCCAGGGCTGTTTTCAGTGTCGTATAATCAAACAATCTCCTCACCTCTCTCCATATCCGTTTTGCAAAATCAAACATCCTCCACCTCCCGGATGAGTTCCTTCAGGTCGCGTTCTATGGTGTACTCGAACGCATCCAGGCTGTCTATGTCCGTGCTGCCATCGTCCAGCCGCTCATCATCCTGTTTCTCCCTGTTCCAGACCGCATCCGAAAATGCTGTTTCCAGGCTCTTGCAGTCGTCTGTAAGAAAAAACCGCCCGGCTCCCATAAGCCTGACGGTCGCATTGATACGGTCATTTACTCGTTTCTTCTTTGCCGGTTTCACGCTGATCCACGGGAAACGCTTCTCGACTGCGTTCCGGATGGAATTACCCAGCACGGTTTCTGCATTGTCCCAGAAGACCGTTTCTACGTTGCAGTATTCGATGGTACCCCAGTGTCTTACAACATCCGCATACTGGTCGATCACATCCTGCACGAAATCACAGAACAGCCCATCCAGACGGTTGCTGTCGATCGGGTCGTCTTTCTCTTTTGCCATGACCCGGCGGGATTTCAGGGCGATCACATCCTGGTAATTGTCCGTGTACCCTCTTGCCACGAACGCATGGCCGGACTTATTGCCGCCGAAGTCCAGACCGACCTCGATGGATACAAGATCCTGCTTCCGGAACTCCTTACAGTCCGGGCTGCTTCCGGGACGTTCTACGATCCTGCACCGGAACGCTTCCGGATGATCCGCAAACTTCTTGTAGATCGAACCGTCTGCACGCTTCCAGAGTCCTAAGATCAGGCGGTCGTAGTAGATCGTGCCATCGTACTCCCTGCAGAGCTGCTCCACAAAAGCCGGATCCAGATAAGGATTATCAAAAATCGTATACTTTTGCAGGTAGATATCAAGCTCCGGCGTGTCCAGGAACTCTTTCAGCCAGTGTGTCGGATGCTCCGGGTTGCATGATCCGTCAAAGCAGCTGTAAGGCTTATCGAGTCGTGATTTGAGCATCTGGAACACTTCTTTGTTCCACTTGGCGATCTCATCCCCGTAGCAGTATTTGATGCTCGCACCCTGGATCTTGGCAACCTGGCTGACCTTCTCCGCCCCCAGGCAGTAGACATCCTCACCGCATACCCTTGCAATGTTGCGGTTGTTGATGTTGCCGACCAGCTTATCGGTATAGATCTCACGCATCGGCTGGAGCACGTTTCGCTCGATGGATTCCTTCGACACGCCAAGGATCACATTCAGCCCCGGTTTTCCCGCCCTCTCACGGATCCGGAAGGGAATGACGAAAGCTGTATCCACAAAAGACTTCCCGGAACGTACTGCCCCGGATTTAATGTTCCAGCGGTGCGTTGCGTTCACGATGTATTCATTCTGCATTTTGCTCAACTGCATTGTCACGCACCTCCTTCAGTATCGCATCCAGCTTCTCAAGTGCCTCGTCCGTCTCATTCTCACCTGTGACTGCCTGTTTCCTCGCTTTCTTAAGCTCTGTATCTGCTTCCTTGTTGCGGATGTCCTCCTCTGCCGCCCCGTTCTGCCCTGCATACTGAGCCACGAAGTAAGCGGCTTTGGTGTTGCCCTGCATCGCTTCCCGGATCTGAGCCGCCAGCATCGCAGATTCAAGTGTACAGTCCAGGCCGATCGACTCCAGGAACGGTTTCCACTCCGGGTTATCAATTTCCGCTGTCAGCAGGGCGTTCAACGTCTTCCGGAACTCTGCTTTTCGCCGCCTTGCCTTCCCGGATGCCTGGCCACCTTTTCTGGCGTATTCTCTCACTTCGCTCTCGCTTCGTTTGTCAAAAGGCACTAAGTTTTCATTGTTTGCCAATCACCTCACCTTCCTTTGTTCTGTTGTTATTTTTGAGTACACAAAAAGACACCCAGCATTGCCAGATGTCTTCCTGCGGAAAATGTAGTATTCTTTTGAGAAAGGATTCTTATATGCCCCCATCAGGGAAATCGGAACAGAAGGACTCGAACCTTCGACAAACACTGGTTATGAACCAGCTGCTCTCACCGACTGAGCTATGTTCCAATGCTGCCGGGCTGTTGAGACCCGGCAGATATACAATATACGGAGGTAAATGAAAAGAACCAATCATGTCAGCATCATTCCCAAACTGAACTGATTACACTATATCACATGTCAAGGCGGACATTCTAGGACATCTTGAAATTTTTTAATGCCCATCCGTGAATTCTTCTTGCATGTCTTGGATCATACCCCATCTTTCTTCCGATATCGTCCCAATTCAGCCCCCACAGATACCTCAGTCGCAGCACCCTCTGCTCATCCGGGTTCTCCATACGTCTGATTGCCAGGTCGATCTGTTCACGTGTCCTTGCTTTTTTCAGCCGTTCCCGTTTCAGCCGGCCGATCTGTCTCTCCATAGCTACCACATAATCCGACAGATCAGACTGCTGGCTGCCTTTCGGCATCCCGTCATTGACCATGGATGGAAACATCTGATCCATCCGGAGTCTCTGGATCTCTTCCAGGATCTCCTGCTCCCTCCGTTCACATTCCCTGTATCTTCGCAGGAACTCCTTTTTCTTGTCGTTTTCTGTCATCTCCACCGGCATCGCCTCCCCTCATGCATTTCCTTGCTATTATTTCCAGGATTTCACCGTCTTCATCATCGGTGTGTTCTATGTAATGTTCTATAATTTTGACTGATGCCAGTTTTGTCATCTTGCTCTTTACTGCGGCTGGTTCATGGAATCTTCTGGCTGCATCAGCATCAACACTCTGCTCCAGATGATCATAATGTGCTTTACGTTTTACATTTTTTTCTGCTGCTTTCATCGCTCATCTTCCTGCCCCTTTCATGAACGCCTCAACCATGGCTTTTTTCCAGCTTCTTTTGTATTGTCCACAGCAGTATGTGTTCACTGTAACATCTCTGAACTCTTCACTCTTCGGGCAATAACACATTCCCTCATCGTGGTATCTGCATGTGTCACACGTTCTGTCGTAATTCATTTTTTATTTCCCCTTCTGTAATGATTTCAAAAATTCTGCCAGTTCCATTTCACTGTTGGGATATTTGCTGTAAGCTTCTCTTACATTCCACTTAGGAACTCCATTTTTCTTTTCAGCCTCCGGACCTCCTACCAGATGGAAATAACAGTTTTCTCTTTCCGGAATGAGTTCATTGCCCGGAATGATATATGTTTCCGCGATCAATCTTGCCCCGTTGTCAAAATCGTACTTGTAATATTTACATCCAATATTCTCGTCTTCGTACCACAATCCCCATTCTTTGTATTTTCTGAGCCACGCTCTCCGCTGTTCATTATTTTTCAGCACTGGAAGCCCTGGCTGTTTCTCACCTTCGTGATACTGCAACGTTTTATGGTATATTGCCATGTTATCCATCCACCTCTACTTTCCGGACCTTGTACCGGGTTCCAAAGCCCGGCATCGGTCCTTTTTTCGTTCTTCTGTACCTTTCATTTTTTCCGCGGTATTCCATCACCCTGACGGTATCCTCACTGACTCCCAGCCGCCTTGCTAATGCCGCTGCCGTATCCTCGACGGCCAGCGGCAGCTCATACTCATCTGCGGTTACTGCCAGCCAGAAATACCGCTTTTGACCGGTCATGCGAATGGCAGCTCTTCGTCAAAATCTTCCGGAAGTGTCATAAACCCGTTCTCATCTACCGGCATCGGCTCCGGTCGTTCCTGGCTGCTCTCTTCCCGGTTTCTCTGTGCCGCCGCTTTGCTTTCCGCAAATTCCTGATCCTCAACCACCACGTCTGTTGTATAGACCTTGTTGCCATCTCGGTTGGTATAGCTCCCGGTCTGGATGCGGCCGGTTACGACCACTTTCAGTCCCTGATGGAAATACTTCTCTGCAAACTCTGCACTGCGGCCAAACGCCACACAGCTGATAAAATCAGCACCCGCTTCGCCTTCACGCTTGTAGCGTCTGTCAACTGCCAGCGTATAGCGTGCAATTGCCGTGTTACTCTCTCCGTTAGAATTACGCATCTCCGGGTCTCTGGTCAACCGTCCCATTAAAATGACTTTATTCATTATCCTCACCTGTACTTTCTGCAATCAGGTTGCCTTCTCTGTCGTAGTCATATCCCGCGACTCCCTCTTTTTTATTCAGATAACTGCAAAATTCCTGGCATTCTTCAAAAGAAGTAAAAAATATTCCGTAAACCTCTTTTTTATTGATTTCTTCAAAATTTTTGTTACGATCTATGATTTTTGACGGAATCACAGCAATTGTGTCAGCTATAAAATATTCTTTCCCCTTGTCTCCTCTTTCTTTATACCACACACGGAAATCAAGGCCTCTATCGGCTATTTCGTACAGTACATTTTCTTTTGGATGATACACACGTGCAGTTTTTGCACATATGCATGTGTCTGAAACAGTGTTTCCAGACGGCAACGTCACCTTAACGTTTCTCCAGCAATCACATTTATTACATTTTCTCTTGTATCGTGTTTCCCATGTTACTGACCATAATACAAGTTTCATCTGCTCCATCAGTTCTGCCAGCCTTGCATGTTTTGCACGATACTCAGCGTCTTTCATTACTCTTTCGCATTCTTCTTTGTTTCTTTCAAAGTCCCTTTTGATAGACTCAAAATTTTTCTTAATCCCCTGTAATTCTTTATTTTCTTTTCGCAGTTTCTCGATTTCATCGTTGATTTCTTTTTTCACCGATTCCCTAAGCTCATTCTTTAACTCTTCGATTTTCTCGTCAAATTCACCTGGTTCAAAATAATCATCAAATCCATAGTACATATCAGCTTTCCTCCTCCAGATAACACCACATAAGCAGACAAAAAAGTTGATTTTTGCACGTGATCGTCAGCATATGGTGTGATTTCACGCTTCCTGGTATAGAAGCTTTTCTGTGTTTTATTTCCGGTTCAAACATCGGACATTCTCTGCACATCTGCTCTACGTCCAATTTCGTCACAATCATTCTGCATCCTCCAAATAATCGAATATCGTCCGCTGTCCCGGTATCGGTTTCTGTGCCTCTTCTTCTCTTTTCGCTTTTATGGCACACTGACAGCCATAGCCTCTTTCTACCGCCTCTTGACTTGTCAGCAGTCTCCCGTACCGTTTGCAGCGTCTTGCCTGTATTGTGAATACCTCGTCCCCGCTCATGGCATACACACCTGTGCATTGCAGTCACGGATCTGGATCTGTGTATTTGTGCAGGGCTTCCATTCTTGGATGTATTCCAAGGCTTCATAGTAGCGTTTCTTCGGCACGTTGTTGCGGGCGTTGACGTGGAAATAGTGTTTCAGGTCACGGTTGCACTCCGCGAATACTTTCTTGCCGATCTCGTTGTAGGCATTGCTGTGCTTGCCGCCCAGTGCGTCCAGGACTGCCTTGTTGACCTCATCGCCAAGAACGACTTGCTCCCCGTAGTCAATCGTCATATGGTTCTCCAGATCTGTCACGCGGTTATCAATCTTCACCAGTTTCTTATCATGCATCAGGATTGCTTTCATCTCCGGCGAATAGTCGTCCATCTCATAGCTACCAGTGTTGCGAATTGCCGGCAGCACTTCTGATGTCACCCAGCGTTTGAAACGCTTCGCTGATTCTAATTTGCTGCTGAGAATGAGTGAGTATAATCCTGACTCATTAATAATAGTCACCTTCTGATTTCCTCCAGGGGTCATCATTTTGGTGACCCCTTTGTCTTCTGGATCAACGTGATCAGAAACGGCATTTGCTAATGATTTCCCTTTTCCGTATCCTAATGCCTCAGCCACATCTTTTCCCACGAACCACACTTCCCCATCTCTCATCACGGTTCTGACCTGTCCAAACTCTTCATTTTCAAAAATCTTCAACTGTTCCATATCGTCTGCCTCCTTACCCTTACTCGTTCAATGTTCTTTCCAGTGCGTCAAAATCATAGTCTCTTTGCGGAAATGCATTGAATGTATTCTTTACGGTTTTCTTTTCCTTCTTCTTGGCTGCTGGCTGCTTCTTGATTGGATAGAAGCTCTTCCAGCCGCTTACAGTCGCTTTTCTGACAATCGCCTCCATCTCCCTCGGATCCGTTGACAAATCCTTAAGATCCTCTTTCAACAGCTTCACCTGTTCTTCTGTGATCCTTGCACCTTCCTCTCTCCTGGTCTTCAGGAACAGCAGGAAGGCTTTGTTCAGGGAATCATCAGAAAAATAGGAATCCGGCGGAGCCGTATCTATATCTATATATTCTTTTTTCTTTTCCTTTCCTTTTGTGTTATTTTTCTCGGAATTATCCTCTTTTTTCTCGGAAAAACCGCTTTTTTTCTCAGAAGAATTTAAAGAAGGGTTCACTTTAATAAAGGTTTCGGTCTCTTCTTCCGAAAGAAGCCAGAACCTCTCGGCTGTGATCGGCGTTTTCGTGGCTCTGGCTTTCACCATCGCCTGATAACGCCTCTGTATCCCGGCAGAGGTCAAGACCTTGTCCGACTGGAAAAGTGTATCGTCAAACAGTGACCGTTCCAGCAAGAAGTTCAAGACCTGCTTCACCTTGTTGCCATCCATGTTCAGGTCGTCCGAGATGATATATTCAAAATCATCGTCAACCTGTAAGTAATACCCTGTCTTGTAGATCTCACATAAAAGATACAAGTACAAGACAATCCCATCCGCCCCATAGCGGGCTTTCAGGATCTTTATCTTTCTGTCTGAGAAGAAGTCTGCATCCATCCGGAAAAAGCGGTTCCCTTCCTGCTTCTTCCTTGCCATACCAGCCTCCTGTTTCTCTTTTTATGTATCGAGCTGCATCAGCGTAACGCTTAAATACGCCTCCTCACTGTACGCCTTTGTAATGGTCAGTTTTATGATCTGCGTATCATCATGGTATGCGATGCCGTTCAGGGCATCCAGCACAACCTTTGCGATGTTGTCACTGTCCGGCTTCTTTGCCGGCCAGATCTTCCCTTCCAGCATCTCTGCCCTTTTCTTCTTCGAGATGCTCTTAGGCGGCTCAAAATACGCCAAGATATTAGCAACCACATACGCATCATCCGAAAACCGTTTCTGTCCGTATTTCTGTTGGAAACAGGTCTTGATCAGGTTTTCGTACAGCACCGTCTTTTCAGGTGTTACGCTGCTCATTTTGCCGCTCTTGCTGTTGTGAAATGTTCTCGCCCGGGCTTTGCCCTGCGGCTTGCCCGGTACGGTGAACGTGAATAACTTTGGTTCTTCGTTATTGTTCTGGCTGTACATTTTCTACTTCCTTTTTACGTAAGCGGCCATTCCGGTGAGGTCAACGGGATGGTCTGTTTTAATTATTGAAGAACATATCTTCCATGCTCATCTGTTCCGAAGCATCTGCCTCTTTTGGTGGTTCTGCTGCTTTCGGTACATCCGTCTTTGCTTCCGGGACTTCTCTGTATTCCTGCTCTGCCACCGGTTCTTCCTTTTTTACGGAATCGACATACTCAGCTTTTCCGTCCTCGTGGATCACTGCCATGTCCTTGTCCAGGGCGTTCTGCAGGTCGATGCTCATAATGCCCCATTTGCTGATGATCTGGCGGAGCATGGTCTTCAATGCCATGCTGTCAAAATCCTTGAACCAGAAAGAAGAATATTTCCAGAGGTCTTTTTCCGGGATCTGCCCGGCTTCCAGGAGTTCCAGCGATCTCGCCCCGCCATTCCCTCCAAACGCCTGGGAATACTTTTCGGCGTGTGCCAGCATCTTCTTCTTCGACCAGTACATTGTCTTTCGGAATCCGTTCTCATACTCGAACATGGCATAATAACCGGCTGTAGGTGTCTCGTCACGGATGATGTCATCCTCGATCAGGTTCACTTCAATTTCTTCGTTCAGGGGATCGTAGTGGAGAAGCTCCCCTTCTTTGATCGCCATGACGTTCAGGCGTTTGTAGTATCCGGAACGCACTGCCAGCTGGATATAACCCTTATACCCAAGCTGGAACTGTGCTTCCTTGCAGCCTTTTTTATTGTTCTTGAACGGAACCATATAGAACTGTCCGAGCTGTGGGGATGGTGAGAGGTTCAGTGCTTCACCGAGTAATGCAGCTGACAGGATACTCTGGTTCGTGCATTCCTGCAAAGCCGGTGTTGTCTGTACTGCGGAAACGATGCTGGAGACGAATCTGGTGGCATTCTTGCCGCCGACCACGCTGTTGATCTGCTTCCTCACTGCTTCCTGGGACATATACGTTGCCATGCTGCTTCTTGTCTGTCTGTTTGCAAGACTGTTTGCTACTGCCATGTTTTATTCCACCTTTCCAAACTGAATGTTGTTGCGGATCAGGTATTCTCTCAGATCCATGATCTGTTTCTTGGTGCCGCGTACACGGAAGTCAAGTGTCCAGATTTCTTCCTGTACTTCTGTAGTATTCTCTGCTTCCTGTGTTTCTGCCGTAGTTTCCGGTACTTCTGCCTTGCTGTCTTCTTTGTTTTCCGCAGTAGCGGATGTTTCTTCCTGCTGTACTGCCTTTCTGGATGCCTCTTCTTTTTTGACTTTCTCCTCGGCTGCTTTTCTCTTTCGCTCTTCCAGGGCTTTTTCCATTTCTTCCAGGCGTTTTCCCTCTCTGAGTGCTTCCGAAAGGCTGTAACTTTCCATATATTTCAGGATCGCCTTATCACGGAAACGTTCCGGGAGTTCCTCAAGTGCTTCCATTTCTTCAGACATACGGTTGAACAGCGAATGGTAAGCGGTTTCCAGATGCTTGTCCTTGATGGATTTTTTATACATGCTTTCTTTTACTGTTTTCTCGAAAGGGATAACAGAACGAAGATCCCCGACATACAGGTCATAATATTCACGCATCTTTTCTGTTTTCTCACTGCGGTACTTCTGCTCGATCTCGTACAGCCCATCATCGATCACTTTGACCGCACTGCGTACCGGTTCCAGCACTTCCTTCACCTGTGCCTCAAATTTTTCATAAGGTGCCGCATAAAATTTCTTTACCTGCTTTCGTTCTTCTTCGAACGCCTTCACCAGTCTGTTCAGGGTTGCCCTGTCCTTACGCATCTCTGCGGTCTGGGAATCCGTATAAGCAATGGATGCATATTCCTGTGCCTTCTTCTGGATCTCTTCCTTCAACTCGTTGCTGTTCCACTGGATCTCCGGGAGCGTCCCCGGCTCCATCTTGGTTGTGATTCTTAATTCCATGTTTACCTCCTGTCATATCTCCGGCAGTATCCTGCCCGGTCTTATGTTGTGTGTTACCTGCTGCCAAAATTTCTTTTCTTCCTGCAAGAGCATCGCAAGGTCTTCTTCAACGTCAGAACGTTCAATGAAATAGTGGCGGACGGCTGTCCGCCTGTCTCCTTCCCAGTCCGACCGGATGTGTGCCCTCAGCACTGCAAACTGGTAACCTGTCACCAGCAGATAGTGGAGCACCTGAATATAATAGTTATCCGGTATGCGGTCATCCCACTTGCCCCACTGTGCACTGTTCATGATGTTCGTGGTCTTGATCTCCAGGATACCTTTTCTGCCTTCCTGGTCGGTCAGCTCGCCGTCAAGCGAGGCCTGCATGAATGGATATTCAACACTCCGCAGGATGCGGTTCTCGTGATACAGGACTTGATATTCCGGAAAGTCCAACGAAAACAGTCTGCGGATCAGCGGCTCTGCTTCCGTTCCATATTTCACATACGGCTTATCAGATATGTCCTTCGGCATCCGTCTCCCGGTCTTCTCATCAAATAATTCCACGTTGCTCTTGTATGGGTTCAATCCCAATATCGCAGCCGCATCCGAACCGCCGATCCCAAGCGTGCGGCTTTCCAGCCACGCCGCATGGTCAGCATTTTCAATGATTGTATAGCTCATACTTGAATTTTCAGCCTCTCTGCCCTATACTGTAGTTGTCTTTTTATTTGTGTCCCGGATCGCCCGCCAAAGCACCGGGACTTTTTACTACCTCGAGTGTCGCTTTCTCAACGATCACCGATTCTTTCGTATCTTCATTTATTGCATGCACATAGATGCTATTATGGTGCCAGATCCGGTACTTGTCCGAATCAATCCCGGCCAGTTCCAGGATGGCTCTGGCTTCCTGGTCTTTCCCTTCGCTTACTCCGATCATTCTGCTTCCTCCTTGCTCACCCACATCAGCACACGGATCAGTACCGCACACCACACGGTAATTGTGGTTCCTACAATATCGCGTTCACAAATCGTGCTGTACTTTCCCAGCCACCAGAAGGCAAATATTGCTGCCGCTGTGGCTACGATCGGGGCGAGTACACCAGCTCCGCTTGTTTCTTCCGCTTCTTCTGTTTCTCTTCTTTTCATTGCTTGTCTCCTTTCCATACGAACCCGGTCAGCTCGTATAACTTTTTGGGACTGATGTATGTACTTCTTCGACTTGTTTGCCCTCTTTTGGTCGGCTTCGATCTGAATACCAGCCCGATATCCAGCTCACCGGACTCCATCCGATTAATCACTGTGCTCTGTTCCACTCCCAGAACCTTTGCGGCTACCCTTGTGGGTACCGGTTCAGGCGGGAATTCTGGCTGCTTACACTCCTGGAGTACTTCCAGAAGCATTTTTTTAAGTTCTTCCATTTTGCCACCTCACTTTCCTATTCATTCATCGTCAGAATCACAATCCAGAACAGCAACAGGATTGCTAATGCTTTCCACATTTCCTCACCCCGCTTTCTGTTCTGCTTCGTCTGCGAACTTCTCTTTTTCCAGACGCTTCATTACTGCCATTCCTTCTGCGATACCAAGAATGTAATCTTTCTTTTCTTCCGGTACTGCCTCGATTGCTTCAGAAAGTCTTTTGATTCTCTCCTGCTTCGTCATTTAATCACCTACCTCTCTTGATTTTGGTTGCTTTATTTTGCAACTTGGTTTAATCTTATCACTTTTAAGTTCATTTGTCAATCATGTTTTTGCAACTCAGTTTAAATTTTTATTGACTTTCAGTTTAGGCTGTTGTATTATTGGAATAACAGAGGGAGGTGATTATACGAACGAACTAATATATCGTGTAAGAAAGGTTTTTAAAGAAGAAAACAAAACACAAACCGCTTTGGCAAAGGACTTAAATGTAACACCAGCTTACATTTGGAAACTTCTTAATAAAGACGATGCTCTTCCAAGCGATCGGTTGATAGATGACATATGCGAAAAGTACAAAATTCGCAAAGAATGGCTTACAGAAGGCAAGGGTGACATGAAAGCACCTATAGATAGAAATGACGAAATTGCTCGCTTAGGTGCTGATCTGTTTAAAAGCGAAAGCGGATCATTTAAAGAACGTCTGCTTTTTGCACTGGCTGCATTAGATGAAAGTGAGTGGCAAGTTCTTGAGGATATCGCAAATAAAATTACAAAAAAAGACTAGGCTTTCGCCTAGTCCAGAAGTCTCAGAATTATTTTCAATACAAGATCCAATTCTGACGGTTTCAACTTATCCAACAGACCTATAATTTTATTTTTTACCGTTTCCATCATATGTACCTCCCGATCACGTTTTTTCAAACATTTGTTCGAATTTCCTTGATTTCATATTATCACAGAAATATTTGTGATGCAACTGTTTTCGAACATTTGTTTTAGCAAAATTTTCCTTTCACTATATAAAACGTATCGGAAGCTAAAAAGTTGTGCGTTGTCCGGAATCCCGGACGCTTTTTGAAAATCACTTGTATTTTGAGTCATACAACTCTGAAATTGTGGTTTTCAACCCTGCTGCCAACTGTTCCATAGTTGCCAGAGTTGGACTTACTCGACCGGTCACTATGTCACCGATCGTAGACCGGGGAACACCGGTCATAATTGCCGCCTGCCGGATCGACAGGTGGTGCTGTTCCAGGAATTGAGATAATAATATTTTCATGGTGTTATTATCTCCGGAAAAAGAAAAAAGTATTCAAAGGAGAGCAAGCCATGAAACTGACATCCGGTTTTAATTTTGAAAATTATGAAATTACAGATTATTTAGGATTTTGTTCAGGAGAATACGCTTTAAATACAAAGTTTCTTTCTGACTTTAATCTTTTATCTTCGTACTCTGAAAAACTTGAAGCGGCTCAAAAAAATGCTCTCGACCTTTTAATCAGCAACGCAAAGCAAATGGGTGCCAATGCAATTATCGGACTCGATATCGATTATACCACTGATGATCATGATATTATGGGCGTAATCGCAAATGGCACTGCTGTAACAATAAAGAGCACTTTGAAAGAACCTGTCGTTCCTGTAAAAATAAATGTTATCAATTATAACCCTGATTTGGAATTTAGGGTATCCTCCTTGCCAATATTGCCAGACGCCGAAAAACCTACGATTACTGCAACATTATTCGGAAAATCATCTGAAAATATCACTGGTGTTCTCACCGATATCTTTCTTGTTGATATCTTTAATGAATTGCACCCCGTGCATTGCACAGGTTTTTCACGTTTTGATGTTGCACAAAACTTTGCTACTTCCATCAGTACACCTGTTCCTTGCAGTTTGGAACTTAATATACTTCCGTTGATTAAATGTGCAAAGGTAGTTATTAAAAAATATATATCCGACAACACAGTCATAACAGCTTCCGACAATAATAGTCTTCTGGATATCGAGCAAGAGGATATTCTTGAAAATAGCAATGACAATATTTTTTCTAACTACAAATTACAGTTAGATGAATATATGGATTCTGTATGCCACATGAACTCTGCCACTGAAATATTGCATTATACAAAAAACCTTATTGAAGAAAATCATGATTTTATACAGGCTGACTTAATACAATTGATTTCTTCTTGTGCAAGTCTTGAGCGTATGTATGGAAATTGTAAAAACGATTGCATTGAAAAAATCAAAACTTATTTTGATAGTATCTAAAAACAACCAAACAACAAAAAATCCGCCCCAGTGTTACCAGCACCGAAGCGGATCAGCGAATCTATACAGGTCTGGAGACCGGCATAATTCTTCCTTGAACAAGAAGATTATACCACAATCCTCCAGCACCTGTACAGGTGTATTTTTATACTCATTTTTAAGGAGGATGATATATTATGGCAAAATACAAAAAAAGAAAAGACGGCAGGTACGCCGCATGGGTAACTACCGATGAAATAAATCCGGAAACCGGAAAAAGAGTCCGCATACAGGTATACGGTCGTAGTATTGCGGAACTGGAACGTAAGAAAGCCGAGGTGATCGAGCAGACCAGTAAAGGCATCTATGTATCAGAAAAGAACGTGACATTCGGGGCGTATAAATGGAAGTGGTTAGAACTGTACAAATCCGGGCGTGAAACGAACACGATCGAAGGTTATCGGAACATCCTGAAAAACCACACTGCCGCACTGGATGGTCTGAAACTGTTGCAGATTAAAAAAACAGATGTTCAGACCGGATACAATGCACTAAAAGGTCACGCCGATCTGCAGCGTCGTTACTACCAGACAGTCAACCAGATCATGCGTGCTGCCATTGATGACGGCCTGCTGTTCAAGAATGTTGCGGAAAATATCGAAAAAGATCCTGCACCGAAAAAGAAAAAACGGGCACTGACAGAGCTGGAACGTATCCACCTGGAAGACTTAGAGCTGGATCCGCAGGCAAGTACACTGCTGCATATGTTGCTGTATACCGGAATGCGGCGACAGGAGATCATCCCTCTGACACGGTTTGATATCAATTTTACCCGGAAAAAGATCACTGTCAACAAGGCAGTTAAGTTCGTTGGAGAAACTGCCGTGCTCAAAGACACGAAAACAGACAGTGGAGAGCGTGAGATCTATCTGCTGGATCCACTGGCGGACGTCCTGAAAAAGTATCTGTCTACATTACAGGGTAATCTTCTGTTTCCCGGAACTGATGGCAGCTATCTGAAAAAGTCGCAGTATCGCAGACTGTTCGAGCGGATCAAGCGGACATTGAACACTGCCTGCGGCGGCACACATCACTATGAAAACGGCCGCATCAAGTTCGATCTAGATATGTGTCCGGGGCTGGGATCGCATACATTCCGGCATGAATATGCAACCATGCTGTATTATTCCGGCATTGATATCATGGAAGCGGTGGAGATCATGGGGCATAGTAATTCGAAGATGTTACTGGATACCTACGCAGAACTGCGGAGGCAGGAAGGAAAATCCATCCAGAAGCTGAACGATTTCGCAAAAAAATCATATCAAAATAATACTTCTGACAGCACTGAAAAAGTGACTACATTTTGACTACACTTTCCAAACATTTTACACTTTTTCGCACTGTTTCAGGCGGTTTTTATGCATCAGAAAAAATAGCTGTTTCAAAATGCAAAACACCGGAAACCCTTGATTTTACTGGATTTCCGGTGTTTTTTCTATTAAGCTGGAAAAGGGACTTGAACCCTCGACCCCTTCATTACGAGTGAAGTGCTCTACCGACTGAGCTATTCCAGCATCGGTCAGCAGCATTGCTGCTGACTCAAATTATTATACATGATTATTGTCTGTTTTGCAAGTATTTTCACAAAAATAATTACAATTTAACTAAGTCAAATACATTTCCCATTTCCATTGCAGATATCTGCTCGACTCAATATTCTTCATCGTAATTATATCCATCCGGGCTGTAATCGTTATACTGCTCCTGATCGTAAAAATTATCATCATAAACACTGCCGTCACCATTATCGCTGACTGCCGCTTCCTGCGTCTGGGTTTCTGTCTCAGACTCGGTCTCCTGGATTCCCGGAATATTGTCATCGACATCTTTTCCGGCTTCTTCTCCGTTCAGCGTATAATTCTCTTTGCTGACGGCACTGCCTTTGCTGAATCCGCTGACTTCTTCGATATGAGCACTTCGCTCCTGTACACCTGCGGACGGCTCATAATCTTTGATGTCAAACAGGTAGTCATGCAGTCTGGTAACATTCCAGGATAAGGTAACCGGAACTTCGGAATCTCCGCTCAGATCACTTGTACGGTGTTCAAACGGGAATCCGCAGGTATCCCCCAGCTGATAAGACAACATATTCATTCCCAGAGATACAATATCCGATTTACTGAGACTGGTGGAGATCATCGGGAACACATTGTCCATGATATCTACCAGCGTCTTCATATCTGCTTTTTTTGCTTTTGCCACGATTTTGGCGATCAGCTCTCTCTGGCGTTCGGTACGTTTGTAATCGTTTCCGGCTGTATAACGGATACGGCTATA